ATACAAAAGCTACATCTAAAGTAGGTGACTTTGTTACTATTGCATCTTTAAACTCAACTGACTTTTGGACAGTAGTAGACGCTCAAGGTGTTTGGGCAAAAGAAGCATAATAAATAATTAAGGGAGTCCTTCGGGGCTCCTACAAAATTTAAGGAGAAAAAAATATGAGTTCATTTTCAAGTGACCAAACGACATTAAACTTAGCAGTAATAGGTGCCGATACTTTAAAAAGAGCAGGTAGAGCTAGAATTACTTCTATTCAAGGATATGGAGTAGCGGCTTCTACTCTAACTTTATATGATTCGGCCAGTGCAGGTGCACCAGGTACAGCAGTAGCTGTTTATAAATTTGGAACAGAAGGTCTAGAAGTTTATGTTCCCGGTTCAGGTATCTTGTTTCAAGATGGTATTGTTTACAATTTAGCAGGAGCAGGCGGAAGCGTTACATTAACTATTACAGGAGCGTAAGCTCATGGCCAATACAACTTCAAGATCTTATACTTTTGATAAGAACTTAAGCATTGATGAAATAATTGAAGATGCTTATGAACGTATTGGTATTCAAGGTGTATCCGGTTATCAATTAAAAACAGCCAAAAGGTCTTTAAATATTCTATTCTCTGAATGGGGTAATAGAGGTCTACATTTTTGGGAAGTTATTAACCAAAATGTTACTTTAGTTAGTGGTCAATCTGTTTATAATTTTTATAGAGCACCAGGTGATGGTACATCAGATGGTGTGGCTACAACACTTACTGCAGCTATGGACGCGACACAAGTCACCGTTCCCTGTACCTCGGTCACTGGTTTTCCAACCTTTGGTATAGTAACAATAGACACTGAACAAATTTCATATACAGGAATTTCATCATTAAATTTAACAGGTTGTGTAAGAGGTATTAATGGTAGTACGGCTGCAACTCATTTAATTACAACTGCTGTTGCACAGACTCCAAGAGGAATGGACAATATTCAAGAAGCAAACTATAGAGTTGCTTCAACAAGTATTGATACCCCAATGACTAGAATTAGTAGATCACAGTATCAAGCATTTTCAAATAAATCAGATTTAGGTTTGTGTACTCAATATTGGGTACAAAGATTTATAGATAAAACTACATTGACTTTATATCTAACACCAGGAAGTTCTCAAGCAGGAAACTTTATTAATTTTTATTACACAAAAAGAATTGAAGATGTAGGGGCTTATACAAATGCAACAGATGTCCCATACCGATTCATACCTTGTATGATTGCAGGATTAGCTTTTTATTTAGCAACTAAATATGCACCTCAAAGAGAACAAGGATTAAAAATGTTATATGAAGATGAGTTAGCTAGAGCTGAATCTGAAGATGCTAATACAACTAACTCTACTTTTATTTCTCCTAAAATATATAACCCAGGTCTCTAATGAGTAGTTTTGCACAAGGTAAACATGCTTTAGCGATATCCGATAGATCAGGACTAGCTTTTCCATACAATGAAATGGTTACAGAATGGAATGGTGCTTTTGTACATGTATCAGAATTTGAACCTAAACAACCACAACTAGAACCAAAACCAACTAATGCGGACCCACAAGCTTTACAAAAAGCAAGACCTGCACGAACTGAATTTCCAACAGAAGATTTTTTACCAGAGAACCCTTTGATAACAGCTTCAAATACAACTTTAAAAATTCTATTTCCATATGGAGATTTACAAGTTAATGATCAAGTAAGATTACGTAATGTAAAAACACCTGTGGGTGGAGTTGCAATTACTACTTTACAATTATCTACAACTTTAAATGAAACACTTACTGCTTCGGATACAACAATTACTTTAACTGATGCATCAGAATTTCCAACATCGGGATACATTGTTATTGAAAAAGTAAACGTGGTTACAGGTTTATTTGAGAATGAAACAATTAAATACACAGGAAAATCAACTAATGATTTAACAGGATGTACACGAGGAACAAGCGCCCCTTATAGAGGGATAGCTTTTGGAAACACAACAGCTGGAAGTCATCCCGTTGGAGCTAAAGTTTATGGTTCGTATAAAGTAGATTCTTTAAATACAACACAAGTTCTAGGTACAGGTCAGCCTCAATATACTACAAAATTTGATGGTATTAATGTTACGTTAGTAAGTAATGCTACAAGCACAGAAACAGGAGGCGGTTTTCAATGTACAATTGGACCCGTTAATGATAAGGCTTAATTATGTCAGGAATTTCAAATTATACATATACAACATTAACCACAGCAATAAGAGATTATACTGAAGTTGATTCCAGTGTATTTACTCAAGCTATAATAGATAATTTTATTATGGCGGCTGAGTTTAGAATTAATATAGAGCTTCCAATGGATGCAGATCGTTTAGTACAAGAAGGTACATTCTCTGCTGATAATAACACAATAAATTCTCCAGCCGGTGCATTATTTATTAGAGGGGTTGAGGTATTTAATTCAACTGCTAATACTACAGGTGATGGAACTTGGTTAGAGAAAAAAGATCAGACTTATTTATCTGAATATGTAGATAGATTAACTGGAACAGAAGGTGATTTAACCGGACAAGATGTAACAGGTCTCCCTAAATATTATGCAATGTTTGGTGGAGCTACGGGTTTAACAGATGTTACGTCTGGAGGAATATATATTGCTCCTACACCCGATGCTGCGTATAGATTTAGAATATATTATAACAAAATGCCGGTTGGATTAGGTTCTGGTGCAACTGGAAACTCTACGACATACCTAAGTAATTACTTCCCACAAGGTCTATTCTATGCTTGTTTAGTGGAAGCATATGGGTTCTTAAAAGGTCCAATGGAGATGTTGACACTGTACGAGAATAAGTATAAAACTTCAATACAACAGTTTGCAGGAATGCAAATAGGAAGAAGAAGACGAGACGATTACACTGACGGAACCGTTAGGATACAAGTCAAATCACCTTCACCGTAAATTAGGAGAAAAAAATTATGGCAATATCATCAGCAGTCTGTAATACATTTAAAACAGAAATTTTAACAGCAGTACACAATTTTACTGCATCAACGGGTGACACATTTAATTTAGCACTGTACACAAGTACAGCATCTATGGGTGCAGCGACTACAGCTTATGCAGATACTAATGAAATTACCAATACGTCAGGTTCAGCTTATTCTGCAAAAGGAAAAGCGCTTACAAGTATAACACCAGTTTTAGATAGTAGCACAGCTGTTTGTGATTTTGCTAATATCTCTTGGACATCAGCTTCATTTACAGCTAACGGTTGTTTAATTTTTAATGATGACGCAGCGGGTGACCCTGCAGTTTGTGTGGTTGCATTTGGTGGAGATAAAACTGTAACAAGTGGAACTTTCACAATTGAATTTCCTGCGGCAGACGCGTCTAACGCTATCGTGAGAATAGCATAAGGAGTAATTCCTTATGGCTAATACTTGGAACCAAACCAATACAATCTGGGGACAAAACACATGGGGCCTACAGGCCGATGTTAATGTTTCAATTACAGCACCTACACAATTATCAACATCAATCGGAACAGTTACACCTTTTAATGAACTAGGTTGGGGCTCTGATACATGGGGAGTTGAGAACTGGGGTGAGTCTGGTTTTACAGTTTTAATTAGCGGGGTATCAGCAACTTCTTCTGTAGGAACAATTACACCTTCTGATGTAATGGGACTAACAGGGCTTTCAGCAACGTCCTCAGTTGGAGCACCTAGTATTGGATTAGGAATTAATTTAACTGGACTTTCAGTAACGTCAGCAGTGGGATCAATTATTGTTGGAATAGGAATTCCATTAACAGGACTTTTAACAACTTCTTCAATAGGTGTAATTACACCCCCACAAGTAATGGGGTTAACAGGAATTTCATTAATAAGTTCTCCTGGAAACTTATTTGTAAAATCAGATAATACAACTACCTTAACTGGAATTTCATCAACGTCTACTGTTGGCACACTTACACCAGCAGATCAAACAATGGGGTTAACAGGAGTTTCAACAACTTCTTCAGTTGGAGGTTTAATTTTAGATCAACAAACAATAGCTCTTAGTGGTCAACAAGCAACTACTGTAGTAGGTGATGTTACTATTGGAATAGGAATCCCTTTAACAGGTGTGGTTTCAACTTTAGCAGTTGGGTCTTTAATAACAGAAGTGGGTTATACTTTATTAGGTCAAATATCTACTTCCAGTGTAGGGGCAATTTCACCAACAGCTTTTGTTGTAGGGTTAGTTGGTCAAGAAGCTACATCTAGAGTAGGAGAAATATCTCCATTAGGTTATGAAGATGTTGATATTACTGGAAATACAAGTTATACTGCTGTCAATAAAACAAATAGTGCAAGTTATTCCGATGTTGACATTACGGGAAATACTAACTATACAGATGTAACACACGTAGCTTAGGAGAACAAAATTTATGGCATCAACATACACCAATCTCGGCGTTGAATTAATGGCAACCGGCGAAAACGCTGGTACTTGGGGAACAAAAACTAACGCTAACTTAAACCTTGCAGAACAATTATTAGGCGGATTTACAATTCAAACTTTAAATGCTGGTGGTACTGGAGCTAACACTACACCTTTAGAAATAGATAATGGAGCTTTAACAGGTGCCGCTCAGAATAGAGTTATTATTTTAGGAGCCGTATCAGCAGAAACAATTACAGGAAACAAAGTTGTAACTGTACCTCTTCTTACGGAAACTTTTTACATTATTAAAAA